GCTCAAAAGCTTATGGGTCACGCTGATATTAGAACGACCGCCAACATTTACACACACCAAGACAAGGACACTTTGGCACAAGCATATGACACCTTGTGTTGCACCCAGCGTTGTACCGCGACCGATAATGCCAAAAAAATCGCAGGTTGTTAGTTTCCTTGGGTACAACAGTGGGTACAACACTTACACCCCTAAAAATACCCCAAAATTCACCCAAAACGAACACACTTTCGCAAGAAAATCAGAAAACAAAAACGCCCGAAAGCACCGAAAATACGGCATTTTTCAAGCGTTTTTCAACTCCGTGCGTGAGAGGATTCGAACCCCCGACACCTTGGTCCGTAGCCAACTAACAACCTACGATTTTTCGGGCATTATTGGTCAGGGTACAACATTGGGTACAACATTTCGATTGTAAAAATAACAAAAACCCCACTCCGTAGAGTGGGGCATTCGGAGGAAGTTATGAAATAAACTATAATGCTTTTTTTAGTGCGGCATATGTCTTCGGTCCGTATATTCCATCTGCTGACAATCCTTTTGCTTTCTGGAACAGTCTGACCGCATATTCTGTGTTCGGTCCAAAATCTCCATCCACCGTGAGTTTTTTTCCGTCTTTACCGCTCTGCTTTACTGCATTAAGATTTTTTTGAAGTATTGATACTTCCGTTCCTTTGTCGCCTCTCCTGAGGGTAGGTTCTGCGACTTCTTTGCCACCGCCACGACTTGCACCTTTTACGACGATAACAGTGTGACCTGATACCGGGCTTCCAAGATGACCTGTAAAAAGAATGTCACCTGTGCAAAGAGTCATACCTGAAGTATAATTCTTTAATGGCTTAAATAAGCCAGATTTCGGTAATGCGGAGTGCATCGTGATTGTACGAATGTCGCCTACATCCTTACCCGTTGCGTCATAAATACATCTACGAACAAGTGCAGAGCAATCAGTCTCAACCTTTTTCTTTGTATTTACATCTTCCTTACCCGGAGCAAGACCATATCTTTGATACTGATCATATCCGATATTTGGATTGTTACAAGCTGTCTCCATAGCCTTTGCGCATTTTAATGCGGCTTTCGGGTCTTTAAGGCGAGCTACGATCCATCCTTTAGATGGAACATAAAAATCTTGCATTGATACTTCGCCTCTTTTGTCAGGTTTTCCTGTTTGCTTCTGATCTCCTGCTGCACCGCCTGAGGCTCTGCCTCGCTCATCGATGCGAGCACTTCCTATTATTATACTCATTCTTCTTCCACCTCACTTATCGCTTCTTTGAATGCATCGTTGTCGACGATATTGATTTCGATGTCCTGACACTCGGGAAGACCTGCAACCGAAGTCAGTATTGAAAGCATCCCCGCAAGCAGTGATGCGCTCAAAACAATAGACCAGTCAACATCCGTCAACAGGGCAGCGGCACCGATAGTTGCGATTGCCGTCTGCGCCATCGTTTTGATAGCTCTAACCCCCGCTGCCTTTATCCATTTGTTCCACTTTTCCATAATGTACCTCCTAATCTGTTCCGTTTGCTCGGATTTGCACGAGCCTTTTGACTATTTGCTCAACATTTTCATCTACCATCTTTTTGAAGTGTTTTGATTTTATGTAATCATTTACCGCCTCAGCTGTGATGATATTCCAAATCATTTCTTGCTTTATCGAGATGTAATCTTCGTTGTCCTGGATGTGGTTGAATGCAATCCAGTTTACGATTTCATCAAAAGTTTTTTCCATAATGTAACTGCCAAGGTATTCATTATAATGATCAAACCTTGGTATTTTGCTTTCAAAAGCCTTACACGCTATATGAGCATACTCGATTTGCTTTTTCATAATCGTGCGCTCTTGCTCTGATGCATCTCTACTGACAAGAATTTTGTCCGTCTTGATTTTGATGTGTCCAAAACGCGCGATGAGGCCAATCAAGGCTATGCCGACGATCACCCATATTCCCTGACCATCTTTAAATATTTGTGCCAGTGTGTCCATCGTTGGTGCCTCCTAACTTGTTGAGCGCATCTTTGAGCACTCGATCTTCCTTGTCGATTTCTCTATACTGCGCAAGCTCATTTATGAGTTTTTTGTTTATCTCTGCGAGCTTATTCAAAAGGTCTGCTTGCTCTAACGCAATTGTCTCAAGTGAGTTCATTTCAGCCCTCCTCGTATGGCTCGCCTGTGATTTCTTCATACTCGGCAGCGGTTATCCATCTGCCAACTGCGTTCCAGACTTGCGCCTTTGACCATTTGCCTGTGTCGTAGTATTTTTTTACCTTGTCGAAGTTCTTTGAATGTTCAACTGTTTTTTTCTTTGCCATTTCACACCTCCAGTTCCGGCTCAGGATCAATATCTGCCATCATAGCAATGTAATCAATCTGCGCCTGTATGTCTGATTTCTGTGGCATAAATCTGTCTGTATCTCTGTAGTGGTTATCAATCTCATACCAGTCGTATATGTTCCCTGCAGAATCTCTTTTTGATTGATACTTCCTTACCACCCGGAAAGAATCCTCAATCACTCTGTCGGGGTACTCTCTCTCGATTACGACATAGCCACTGAGATTCGAGTGGCGGTTGCCGACTGTCTTGAGGATTTCACATTCTCGCGCTCCGACTTTTTTTGTTCCAAAAACATAGTCCATGTCATTACCTCCTTGTTTTGTTTTATTATTGTTTTTAATTCTTTTTCTATGCGTTCACCGCAATACAATTTTTTGTATATATTGCAGTTATTGCAATGCTTTAATTGACCTAATCTTGAAAGAATACTTTGCGCCATTTTTCTCGGGACATAGCCTTTCTTTCGTTTCTTTCTGTATCTCCCGAGTGCTCTTTTCATTCTTATCAAATTGTGCTTTCTCGGTATCGTGTATCCTCTCCCATATCGATACCCGACCGCATCAGGCTTTCTTTTATTTACTGGGAAGATTTGCCAATCGTGCTTCAATTTTAAGTCTTTGTTATTCAGCCACTTTTCAACTAATATTTTCAGCTTTCGCAGTTTCCTTTTATTGCTGCCAAATATCGTTAAGTTGTCCATATATCTCACATAATAAGTGCATAGACCGCTCTGTCTTATCAGGTTGTCAAGTGGTTGCAGTGTTGTATTTGCAAACCATTGTGACGGATATGCTCCAATCTTTACGCCGTCTTTAATAATTCTCCAAATCAGGTCAAGTGTTCTTCTATCTTTGATTAGTTGTTTCATTCTATTCATCACAACTTCCGGAGAAAGGCTGTCGTAAAAGTGGTAGATATCTCCGCACAGCTCCCATCGTGTAGACTTTTCATCGCGCATCCAAACTTCGATGCATTTCTTTGCGTAATGTGAACCGCGCCCTTTTATGGAACCGCAACAGTATTTGTCCATACTCCGCATCATCACCGGTTGCAACACTTGGATAAGTGCGTGATGCACATACTGATCAGGCCATTGAATAGGCTCCGATATCGTTCTTGTCTTTTGTGCTGCCGCGTCATATCTTTGTGTAATTCTTGGCGGTTTTTGTTCAAATCCGTTCACGATAATTTCTCTTAATTGTTTTATTCTTTCATCTTTCGTGATTTCAACCCACGCTGTACAGGCGTTAGGTTTGTGCTTTGCTTTCCAATGGTGTGATTTATTTACTTCATCAATCGCCAGTCTTAAATTGTCATCCGATATTATCTTTTCAAATAACTCTCTGACTCTTTTCAAGGGTCTTTTCCTCCTTTTAGCAATACGGATTTTCCATCGCTCATATGAGTGTACTAACCCGCCCCTTTAAACTGCTTATCTTCACCGAGAGGTGCGCGGAATCCTGTGCCATATATAAACAAAAATGTTTATATTCGAGGGTTAGCAAAAATCTAAAAGAATGAGGCAGCCGTGGTTCGCGTTCTTGTTCGACGCTGTGTTGTAGTTGACGTAGAACAACCCGTGATTCAGGTTCTGGTTATAGTTACCACCTGCGTAGAGACAAGGGTTGGAAGCGTTGAAGTTCCAGTTATCGCACGAATACTCGAACAGCGAATGTCCACAGCACGCACAGGAAACCCCGAGCGATTCGATGAAGCAATATCCACATCATTTGAGGGGGCGTTCCCCCTCTTGACGCTTACGCGTCAATTCACCTCCCATTAAGGGAGTTCAAGGAGACGGCAGCCGCGGTACGCGCTCTTGTACGACGCCGTGCTGCAGCTGACGTAGAACAACCCGCGATCCAGGTTCTGGCCATAGTCACCACCCGCGAAGAGACAAGGGTTGGAAGCGACGAAGCTCCAGTTATCGCACGAATATGTTGAATCACTACCGCTTGATTCTACAGGATAGAACATCGGAAAGCCTGCATTGTCTGAAACATCAAACTTGCTCGGATAACCACTCGTAGGAAGTCCAACCAGAGTACCTCCTGTTGAATCTGAAAAACTCGAGGGATTCATGATGATGTTTAATCCATTCGCATCGTAATAACAACCGTCGAGCCAATCGTGTACATTGTCCCACAGACCCTCGATGTGTCTGTACTGTTCGCCGAGACCATATGAAGTCCTTGATGACTGTGTCGTTCCTGTGTGATAGGTCATATTGTCGGTATAACCCATATTCTCTGTCGCGGAGTTGTTTCCGCATCCATATCCGATGTCGTTCTGTGAGTTCCACCCTGCCATTTCAACGAGGTACAACAGCCATATCGTGAATCTTGTGGCAAAGTCTATCTGCCAGTAATTTGTTCCGACGTTGTGAAGCGCCGCTCTTGCTTCCGATCTTGTGATATTTGCATAAGGTTTTACACCTGTCTTTGATTTTCCGTCGGATGCTGAGTGATAGCGTCCTACATATACATAGTCACGCACGCCTTTTCCGTCGCCACGATTCATATGTGCAGGAGATACAGAAAAACCGTCTTTTGCTTTGTCGGCTATCTGAATTTTCAAGCTATATCCTGATTTTGTGATTTTATACCAAAACTTCGGGATCTTAACCATCGTACCGCCGGTTCTTTCCTCGACAACCATACCGCTCCAAGGGTATAAGTCGTCAAATGGTGATGAGCCGTTTCCACCATTAAGTGCAGGAACAGGGTTGACAAAATCTGCTGCGTCGTCTGTCCTGCTCCAAGATGTCGTTGATGTTCCATCCCACTGCACTCCGTAAATTTTCACGAAACTGAGAGCGACAGTGTATGTTGATGTTCCTGAGACGACTGAAATAGTAGTTGTCGCAGTCTGATCTCCGTCTGTTGATGTGACCGTGACCGTTCCTGAGAAATGAATTACCACAGTACAATCTCCGGATGCATCAAAGGCAGCGGTCTTTGTCTTTGTTCCGTTTGTGATAGTGATACTCTGTTCATACAGTGTTGATTCTGTAGTCGAAATATTAAGCGTGAAAGCTTCTCCCAGAGTAACCGCCACCGTATAAACGCCGAAATATGTCACTGATACTGTGTTAGTGTAGACATCTCCGTCGTATGATATTGACGCAGTGAGCGTTCCTGTCAGCTGTACACCCTCGAATGTACATACGCCATTATTTCCCATTGTTCCGGTCAGACTTGTATTTCCGTCTGTCAGAGTGACTGTCTGTCCATAAAACTCTGGATCTATAGTCGTGACATTGATAATCGAACCGCCACCGCCTGTTTTGATTTCATTCCAGGTATCATCTTCCTTGTACTCGAGTTTGTCGGAAAGGAATCTCAAACCGTGCACTCCGTTTGATGATGTTATTTTTTTCTCTTCGTGTGCGCTCTCGGTGTCGTTCATATTTTTCAACTGTCCGTCGAGCTGTGTGAAGTTGTCGTTAATATCCGATATTTTTGCGAAATCGCTTTCCTCCGGCAACTTGTAGTTGTAATTTGTCGTGTTGTTCATTATTTACCTCCTACATTGATTGATCTGTTTTTATCTCATACCAAGTCTTGGTTTTGATTTCTCCCCAAGTTTTGGTTTTGATCTGATCCCAAGTATTGTAAAGAACCGTGATTGTATAAGTCATATTCAACGGCAATTTCCGCTCCAATAATTCTTCAACCGATGAAATCATTGACTGTGATGATAATGCAATTCGTACATCCAGATGCGGTTGAGAATAGTCAATCGTCATTTCCGCGTCAGGTGCAAGCGCAAGCAAGTCTGACATTATGATTCTATAGCTGTAGGGGAGTTTGTCTACAACCCTCGAATGAACTGCAAATCTTCTTTCCTCAAGCGTGTCAGCAGAGCTCGGGGTCATTTCAAGCATCTTTTCCCACCGTTCTACTCTTGTCTCGCTCATATTCTCGAAAAAGACATCTTCGTCGTGCCTCTCGACCGCTTCATTGAGCTTTAGCATCTGCTTGTCGATTGCTTCATATGTCTGCTCGAGATCAGGAATGCCTTTCAAGGCGTATGGAATTTCCATAGTTTCCTCCTAATCAAAAAAATGATGGGATTGTCGTGCCGGCTAAATAAAGACCGATGAAAAATGAAAAAATAGCCGTCGTTTCAAATCCTTTGTCTATGACTACAATCAAAAAGCCCGCTGCCATAAGCAACAGGCCAAGTATAAACAAGTAAAACATTTCTAACCCCCTATGAAATAGTCACCGTTCCAATCACAGGAACGTCCGTCCAAGTAACGCTCACATTCGCGGAGCTTCCGTTAAGCGTCAGCGAAGTCACATCGATGACACCGTCAATTCCTATAAGTATCGCTTCAATTTTTGCAAGCCTCACTATCAGTTCGGAATCGTTGTTGTCTTCCCACTCCATAGCAAGCTGATTGATATACGCTGTGATTTTTTCTAATGCCTGTGGTTGGATGACCTCCGGCGTGTAGCCCGAGTCAAGAGTTAAGGTGGCGGCAACATTGATTGTTTCTGATCCTGCCGATATAACTTGCACCTTGTGACATATCGGCGCTTTCCCGTCGCCCTCTCCGTGAGAAGTCTCAGGATCGATCAAATTCTGCAGTGTTGCAACCAGTTCAGCCGACGCAGGTCCCATCTCTGAATTTATAACATAGATATTTATCCATTCAGAACCCGATTCGCGTCTTTTAGGTTTGCACCCTCCGACACCGCTTTGTGCATCGACATACAGTCTGTAGTCGGATTTATTTCCACCAAAAGCCGTTGCAGAGAAAGAATCTATCACTCTGCCTCTGAAAACTTCTTCGTCTTCATCATCAGTCCCCAAAATGACAACCTCTGTGATTTCTCCACCCTGATAATCATCTATGTAGTCAACAGGTTCGAGTTCTCCTGTCGTGGCGTTCGGTTCAACGCCCTCTTCTTCACACACCATCAGATATGTGTTTTCTTCGCCCTCGACTGCTTCCGTAATGGAATATGTGTAGTCTTGACAAGAAAGTCTGTCGCCGATGGTCATTGCTTGTTCAAACACCGCCTTGACCGTTGCCGGTGTTGCGACTTTGTATTCAATACCCCTTTCAGCTCCATAACGTATGAGATGCGATATGTCCATTGTGTCCGCAAGGGCATTGTCTTCAAGTTCTGCCATATCTGTATATGTGTCCTCGAGTTCTGATGCGCACTTCACACAAGCATTATAAGCAAGTGACCCCTCATCAGTTCTGACATTTGCTCCGAAATCTTCAAGCATTTCTTCAACAATCACATCTTGCGTTCTATCTTCATACATTTATCTGTACCTCCGAATCTGTGTCTCCATAGATTGTTTCAACTTCAAATTTAACCGTTACAGTGTCGCCTTTTTTCGTCACATCAAAATCATGACAAGAAACTATATCATCATTCATTGATAGTGCCTCTGATATCATATCTTCAAGAATGGGCCTCAATGCTGATTCTGTGTAACTTTTTCCAATTAGTTCAGAAAAATCTTGACCATACTGCCAAGAATATTGCGTGTGCTCATATCTGGGAATACCTAAACAAATCTTGATCCATTGTTTTACCGCATCGATTCCTGATATCTCTCGCCCGGTCAAGGTCATTGTTTCAAAGTCAATCTCATACTCGGGCGCAGGTT